TTGATACGTGATTACTACGGAACCATACAAACCAAGGTCCTTGCCTACCAGACTGCGATGGCACCGTTCTTTGTGAAGATGCGAGCCATCAAGAATAAGGAGGACCAAAAGAGGCTGAAGCAACTCCTTATGTATAGCCCCGTGGTTGCCGATGCAGGCACAGCCGAACAGGAGGCGCTCCTAGCTAAATACGGTATGCTTGAGGACTACAATAATCTTATTCGTCCATCTCTGAAAAAACTTAGAGAGGACCTAGAGGCAAGAGGTGTAGATGTAGGTGATCTGTTTGATTACTTCCCTCGTCGTATAAAGAACTTCAAGGCACTGGAAGCGATCAAGGCTACCTGGGGCAAGACGGTTCAATTAAGTTTTAAAGATTTTATAGATACTAGAAACAAAGCTATATTAAAGGTTCGCGGTGAGATGTTGACCCTCAATGATGAACTTGTAACTGCTAGTAGGAACAACGACCAGGCGGCAGTCCAAAGGATAAGCCGAGAGCTTAAAAAGAAGTCAGAACAGGACGACGTAATTATCACTATAGGAAGCAAGGAGACAGCGCTACAGGAAGCTCAGGCGTGGGAGGAGTTCACTTTCAATTTAGCTAAGGATAATCCTAATATGCTGCCAGGTAATGTCCGCGAACGTGCGATAAAAGGAGAGATCAAAGACGAATTGCTTCAATACTACGAGGACCCCGCCCAAGCAATGGAGAGTTACATCTTCAACATGGTGTCCGCTACAGAGACGATTAAGTTAATCGGTAATAGATTTGTTACTAATCAACAGGGAACTAAGCTGGACCAGGCTAGCGAGTTAGGCAAACTCGTGCAGGAGCTACGTGCTTCGGGTGCCATCATTAACCAGCAGGCGGATAAAACAATCCCTGAGATAATGAAACTTATACTTTCTCCTAAGAAAGGTGAGTCCAAAATCTTGCAGTTAGCTAGGTCATTTGGATACGGGACACTTCTAGTTGAGTTCACCTCTACTATATCGCAGTTATACGACCTTCCGTTTGTGATGCTGGACAATGGGCTATTGCCCACCTTCAGCGCAATGTTCAGTTCCGAAAGACTCAAGGGTTCCGCCTTCGGGATAGATACCGAGAAGATTAGCCAGGAGTTCGCGGGGGATGACAAGTTTCTTGAGAAGGCTGTTCGTCTAGGTCTTCGTTCTACTGGCTTCACAAAGCTGGACCAGATTATGAAGGAGACTAACCTAACGGCTAACTACAGACGTTTCCGCAAGTTGGCTAACCTTTACTATAAGGACAGGGGTGACTCAAGGATTAAAACATTTACTGCTGAAATGACCGCGCTTGGCTACAGCCGCGCAGAGCAGGATAAATTGATAGCTGACCTGAAGGGAGACAAGAAGGATTCGGCCCTTGTCCGTAGCCTGCTGTTCAACAAGCTGTCGGAGACACAACCCCTAAGCTCGGCTGAGATGGCTATGGGTATTGTGGGTAATCCTAACCTGAGAATCGCTGTAGCTATGAAGTCATTCATGGTCAAACAAATGGTCTTCACCAAGGACAGGATGCTCAACGATATGTTCGGGCCAGGAAGAACCTCTGCACAGCGGTTAAAGGCATCCAAGGATCTGACTAAGCTGTTGGCCTTTATGCTACTAATCGGTATCCCAGCTGATGCCCTCAAGGATTTCTTGGCTGGCCGCGTGGGGTATCTTGATGACTACCTCTTTGACGGTGTGTTCCGTGTCGCTGGTGTCAGCAGATATACTGGTTACAAGATTCGTTCCGAGGGTATTGGCCGTGCGGCGTTTGATTACTTAACGCCAGTAGCTTTCCAGCAGGCTATGGATGCGACGGGTGAATTACAGAAGGTCATGAGTGGAGAGAGAGCGTTGAGCCAAAGTAAGTTCGTTGCATACGCACCGTACTCGGACGTAGTCAATCGTATGTTCGGATTCCAGAAGGTGAAGGAAAGAAAGACAATCAAACGTAAGGCGGCCGAAGGGGAGTCCCCTCTGTTCATCCCACCTGGCGCCCTGTAAAAGAAAACAAAGCCCTTGTAGGGCCTTCTAGCCCTGGATCCTTGTGCAAGGACGGGGTAAACGAAAAAGCCCCACCCCCCAATCAACAAGGGGGTGAGGCTAGGCATAAGCAGGGAATGAAACAGGAGGCAATGATGGACCCCCCGCCCTGGATTACTCCTGGGGCTTACCCAATCGTGCCTTAAATTTTCTTTTCCATTTAGTATAAGTAGATGGAGCTACGTTGCACAGCTCGGATGCGAGCTTATATGAGTACCCTTCCTCTCTGAGTTTGTCAATATCTAGGATCGTCTGCATCTGTTCATCCTCGGTCAATTTAACTGGGGACCTGTTGTCTCTTTTGGGTATAACGTATTCCGCTGTCCCGAACTCTTCCTCAAGTTCCTCAATGCGCTTCATCTCCTCAGCGATTTTATCATAGGCCCAGTCCACGAAGTTCTTCTCGGATCTCCTGTCGTTGCAAAACATATCGTTATTGAATTCCATAATTATGCAAACCTTCCTGTGCAGTGATAAAATTTAAAGAGTCCACCTACGTCCCTCTGCCCTTCTCGGTTCTTGGCTACGTTGTATATTAGCTCCGTATAAGGGCCGTGGCTGTCATGACCCTTGGAGGATTCAAAGTCCCCCTTGGATGGATACATGAGCAGGACTACGTCAGCATCGTTTTCAATATCGCCTGAGTCCTTGAGGTCATAGATTCTAATCCTTTCACTCTTGGCTCCCTCTCGGTTAACCTGTGCCAGTAATATGACCGCGATGTTTAGGTCCAAGGCCATCTGCTTTATCTTGTGAGAGATGTCAGCTATGCCTTCGCACTTCCCCATCTTCTTGCTGTCAAAGGGTATAAGTTGAAGGTAGTCAATGACCACAAGTTTTACACCTTTCTTGCGGACCAAGTGACGGACCTGACTCGTGAGGTCGTCAGCGTTTCTAACGCTATGAGATGTGTAAAGGGGCAGCTCGGCGGACTCCCTGGTCACTGTCTTGAACCTCTCCTCCTGTTCGGGGCTTGCGACTCCATCCTGAATGTTCATTACGTTAATGCCAGATATCGTCTGTATCATGCGCTTCATTAACTGCTTCCTGGGCATCTCAAATGAGAAGTAAGCCGTAGGTGTTTCGTCCTGCTTCATGGCCTTGGTTGCTATGAATAAAGCTAGTGCGGATTTACCGCAGGATGTAGGGGCCGCTAGTGTAAGCACCTCCCCTGCCGCGATGCCATTGTTACCCAAGTATCCGTCAAGTCCCCTGATGTTAGTCTTGACTACGTCTGGGTTAAAGGTGCCGTCCTGCATCTTCTGGATGTCATCAAGGATCTCTTCGGCGGAATCAGTTACGGAGAACGTGTCCGTGCCAAGGGTATCAACCTTAAGTATATCATTCTCCAGGGATGCTCTGATCACCTGGGACTCAGCTGATTCGGACTCAGCTTGTTCTACAGCAACTCGGCACCCACGAATGAGTGACCTTAGCTTACTCTTCTCGGCTACCAGCTTGGCGCAATACAGGGCCTGCAAGGGGGTCTCAGCCTCCTGCATTACTGAAAAGATACCAGCCATGCCTCCAACCTCGTCGAGGCCCCTGGAGGCTTTTAAATCCTCCATCAAGGAGATCTCGTCCAAGGGCTTACCCTTCTCTACGAGGGACGCGATGGATGTAAATAGTAACTTGCCCTTGAGGGTATAGAAATCGTCGGGTGTAACAATGACGGATACTGTGTCGTATACGGAGTAGTCCCCATCCAGGAGACAGCAGGCAATTAGTTTGTATTCGGCTTCTTCGTTATGCGGGGGCGTTTTTGTTTCGTTCGTTATCATTTTCAAGTATGTCTAACATAGAACGAAGGCACTGACCAATTGCGTTATGTTTGATCAATATACTTTTAGGAATACCTCTTGTGTCCATACCCTGGTGCAGGTTGATTGTAAGTTCAGCGGCTTCCTTCATCTTCTCGTTCATATGTGTTTTGTAATAATTGTTATGTAGTATACTTGACCCCCCTGCAACGTGCAAAAGGGCCAAGCATTCTATCATGAGGAGTTACTCCTTTTCAGCTCTTTCGAGCATCCCTATGGCTATCAATGAGTAGCCAATTAGGTCACGGAATATGTCCTTGGATTGATCGCCTTTAGTAATAACTTTTAGCTGACCATCCGAACAGAAAGCCTTAGCTCTCTGGAATTTGTCCTGCATCCTGATGCAGACTCCAGTAAGAGGGTGAACCCCGAACTCGGTTGAGTAATCAAAGTTAGCGAATGGGTTTTCGCAACTCTCACCTCCCGTATAGTCCGTGTTCTTATTAGCAGTCATATCCAATATGGATTCAACTTCATCTCGGCGGAACTGGTCCCACCATATCTTATCGAAGTCCCCCACGATTTAGAACGGTGCGTCGTCTATGTTTGGGGTACTGGTAGGCACTGCCTCAGTGTTCTGAGTTGCCTCCAGCTGTTTATCCTCGGGCGCGTAATCAGCGGCCAGGGATAGCAATGGTTGGCCACTGCGTCCTTGTTTCTTCCACCCCTTGAGGTAGTATAATCCTGGCTTAGTGACGAGGATACGTCCGTTGTAGTCAGGGTGGTTTTCTTTCTGCTTGCGGTCATTGATGCCGAGCAGTCCTGTGTTTTCTCTGTATGTTGCCATATGTATTATTATTATTGCGGGTTAAAATTCAGCGGTTCTGCTAACGGGCTTAGGACTGTCCTTGCCGTGCTTGTTGGTTGCATCAGGGTCCTTGGTATCATCGATAGCAAAGAGGCCGTTCAAGGCGTATTTACGTGCATAGGAACTAGCGGAGCCAGTGATCTGTGCTTCGTCCATACCCTTCTTTACTTCCGCTTCCCTAGCGAAGGCTGTTGTTACAGCTATGGGATCGGAGTGCGACTCGGTAACAGTAGCTGTTGCCTTGACGTATACCCTACCCCCTACCTCAACGATCTCGTCGCTGACTGTAAGGAAGCAATCGTATTTATTCAATAAAGGCTTAACGGCCTCTAGTATATCTTCGGCGGATCTGTAGGAATACCCACCGAACTTGTTAGTCTGTCCCTTCGGAGCCTTAAGCTCGGACTGGATGGACTGCATTATTTTTACTGGTTTTTTATCTGTCATAACTTTGTTTTATTAATCTACGGTAAAGTTGGGAGCGCTGATTTTGATTAGAGCAGTCGTTGATTTCGTCCTCAGTAGCGCCAATGGATTCAAGTTCTAGCACCTGCTCATGGGCTGTCAACTTGTTTTTAAATTTGTTTGTAAGTTGTATAAGTCCCACGGGGTGAAGGACATCCAGGGTCTCTTGCTCAAGGTAAGCGGCCATTGCATCAAGCACACCAGGCAAATGTTCCTTGTCCCCCTTGCACATTCTCATGTAGAAGTTCTCTACCTTTCCGAGAAGACTGTTCGCCTGCCTGGATATAACACCTCGGACCAAACCAGTCTGGTGGTCGTGGTCCAGGACCCAGTCATCTTTCTTGGTGGCCAGGATGGGACAGCACAGGG